GGATACCTAGACGATGATACCGATACGTTTCCTCTGTGGCAACCCCAAACCAGTTAAATGTGTAAAAGCTCCGACTGCAGAGTCAACTTGGTCGTCATGGTCACATGCTTCAGGAAAAGATGAGAGTTCGTCCATCCAGTCATTGAGCCATGTTCCTCTAACTACCCTGACATTGCCATTAGCAACAGCGGCAGCAAACGGACGGGCTCTCGTGACTTTGTCTCCAGTAGAGCGAATACCTCCAAAGTCGTACCCAGGCAGAACGTATCTTGCGTATTGGTCGACAAGGGCTTTTCCTGAAGAACCAGGCTCCTGCTCCATTCTGACCGATACTCCAATTCCGTCTTCATAAGCAGTCTGGGCGACAAGTTGCTCCACCTTCTCACCCTTGACCCTGGCTTTTTTGACGTCTAAAATATAGGAAATTCCTTGGTCAAAAAGGACTAAAGTCCCAACCGTCCAGTCTGGGTTAGGGTTTGAGTAGGAAGGCTCCGTGGCAGCAAGGTCCCAAAACCTGACAGCTCTAGCTAAGGGTGAAACTTGTGGAATCTCGTGCTGGTCAATAATCACTATTGAAGTTCTTTCAAACATTGTTCCAAGGGTGGTCGAGAACCAGTCACCCTCCTCAAGTCGCCTACGCTCAATAGGGTCCAAAGCCTGAAGGGCCATTCGATACGAGGCGGCATCAATTCCAGGGTTATCGGTCAGCTTAGATGGCACAAATATCCGGTTCTTTTCTATACCTTCAATGATGAAACGTTGTCTAACCCAATTGGGAGCAGGGTTTGAGGCAGCCCTCATTCGCAGAGGAACCTGTGAAAGCGGCCCAGTTGCGGGTCGGCGAAGACGAGAGAAAAGATACCTGTAGTCAGATTCGCGGATTTCGGTAACTTCGTCCATGCCAATAAATTGGAATTCAGAACCCTTATAACGCAAGTAGTCGTTGGTGTTATTGAGATAACCAAACGATATTCTTGCACCGGATGGGAAAGTTGCAACGTTTGAGTTGGCATTCCAATGGATGGTGTCATCCGTGTCAATCCATGACTTAAAACGGTCCATCAAGGCACCAGGAAGAGATAAGTCAGCAAATGTGCGACGAAAAAGAATTGCTGAATAATTGGGGATATCTACATACTGAAGTGCAGACATAAGCAAAGCGGAACTCTTGCCTCCGCCCGCGGCTCCACCAAAAAGGGCTTCAAGCGCATTCGTTCTTAAAAAAACTTTTTGCGTAATTGATGCTTCTTCAGGACAGAACGGTGGTTTCTTTGGTTCTAAGTACGCAAGAACTTTTGACCAATCAGTTTCACTCATGATTCTCCATGCAAGTTGTTCACTGCTCCACAATAGAACACAATTATGCGCTACGGTTGTGTATATGCCCGAAACTTCACCTGAGCCAAAAGAATCAGTCAAAGCAAAGATAAGTAAAGTAATTACTTGGATTTCTAAAACTCTTATAAAGAGAGACTTCTACGCGAATATGCTCATGTCGTCGTTTATACTGTTTACTAGCATTGGGGCTGGTATGTTCACCCCTGCTTTGGGCTTTATTGTGGCGGGTATTACATGCGGACTATTTGGATTTTTGTTGGGTCTTGAGTAAATATGGGCTGGAACATTCAGAATAAATCATTACAAGACGACATCTCTACCAAGGCAGCCTCAATTGGGCCAGGTGCCCCAGTTAACCAAAACCCAGGTTTTGTGGGTCGTCCATATCGTGACTCTTGGGACATTGAACGTGCTTACAAAGAAGGAATGCAAAAGGTTACGTGGGTTTCACGTTGCATTGACGCCATTGCTGGAAACCAAGCTAGATTGCCGGTCATTCTTCGTGCAGACAATTCGCCACATGGAGAAGTGCTAAAAGGCCACAAGGCAAAAGACAATAACATTTTGTCTATTTTTAACACCAAGGCAAACATTGGGGAAAACTCTTTTATCTTCCGCTACCGCATGTCTTCTCAACTGCTTCTTAGTACTCGTGGTGTTTTTATTGAAAAAATCAGAGGTCGTGATGGTCGGGTAATTGCACTTAGCCTTCTTCCTCCTCAATCAACTGCTCCGATTCCTGATGCTAAAAACTTTGTTGCTGGATATCACGTAATCATGCCAACAGGTCAGCCAGTTGTTATGAAAACCGATGATGTTATCTGGATTCGCAGGCCTCATCCGCTTGACCCTTATTTGTCAATGACGCCGCTTGAGTCGGCTGGAATTGCTGTAGAAATTGAAAATTTAGCCAAAGTTTATAACAGAAACTTCTTGCTTAATGATGGCCGTCCGGGTGGTCTTTTGGTTTTGCGTGGCGAAGTTGACGATGACGACAAAGATGAATTGCGCAATAGATTCAAGGGAAATATCACCAAAGTTGGGCAGACTACTGTTATCTCCTCTGATGATGGTGCAGATTTTGTGGATACTTCATCCAGTCCAAGAGATGCCGCCTATATTCAGATGCGCCAAATTACAAAAGAAGAAATTCTCGCGTCCTTTGGTGTTCCTGAGTCGGTAATTGGAAATGCTTCCGGCAGGACGTTCTCCAATGCCAACGAAGAACATCAAGTGTTCTGGAACGAAACAATGTTGCCACACCTTGAAATTATGGCTAGAGCGCTTGATGAGCTAGACGAGCTTTACTATGTTGACTTTGACACCAGTCAAGTTCCGTCGTTAATCCTTTATGACCAAGAGCGCCAACGATACTTGATGCAGGAATTTCAAACTGGTTTAATCAGCACCAATGAGTACCGTATTGCTTCAGGCAGAAAAGATACTCAAAGCGATTTGGCAGATTCATTGTTAATGAACCCAAACTTGACTCCGATAGCAAATACATTGAAGAAGATGGAAGAACCGCCTCAGGCTCAAGTTGCCGGCCCTCCAGGCGCTCCAGGTGCTCCAATGCCAGGCGCTGCCCCAGCTGGTGCTCCAGGTCAACCAGCAATGCCGCCAGACCCAACAACAATGGAAGGCGCAATGGCACTTGCCGCTCAAAATGCCGCTCCAGAAGCTGGCGGTGCAGCCCCAGAAACAGGTGCGGCTCCAGTCCCAGAAGGTCAAATGAGCTACGGCTTTGGTGGAATTCAAAGCAAGTCTGCGGATGAATGGAGCATTAAAGCTTCTCAGTCCCTAGTCAGGTGGACTGAGATTCTTGACCGAAGCCTTGAGCGTGTCTTTGAACGCCAACAACGAGTGGTTCTTGAAAAGATTAGTGGAGTAAAAGCCCGCAAGTCTTTATCTGACGGAACTCTAGACACCTCTCAGGTTTGGAGTGCCGATACTTGGGCAAAGCAATTGGATGAAGATATCCGTCCAGTTTTAACGGCAATCATCACTGATGCTCAGTCTTTGTATTCAGAAAAGAGCCTTATCAAGGCTCCTTTGACCAGGGAAGATATTCTTGCCCACATCGATGCGCAAATGGTTCGTATTAAGAGTGCTAATTCGGAAACATTTGACGAAATTAATAGTGCCCTGTTTGCAAGTTTTTCTATTCCCGGCACTGAACAACGCGCTACAGCGTTTAGAAGTTCGGTTGTTACAACTTTTACAAATCTGCTTGGCAAAAAGCGTGGAACTATCGCAGAAGATGAATCACGACGCGCATGGGCTATTGGTTCTCAACTATAAATCTTTATATTGTTGATTGAATCTTTATATTAATGCCTTTTTCAAGCCAGACTTGCATTGGCCGAAGATGATTTCGTTTATTATCAATGAAGGACGTCAGGAGAAACATGTCAACCCAGTCTTTTAGTGACATCGAATTTAAGTCAAATCCAGGGCAATTTAACATTGATGAAGCTCAGGGAATCGTTGAATGTTTCGTTGCAGGTATTGGAAACAAAGACTCCGTAGGAGATGTTCTCATCCCTGGAGCTTTTACAAAGAGCCTTACCCGTCGTAAGCCTCGCGTTGTATGGGGACATAACTGGAATGACCCAATCGGTAAAGTTTTGGAAATTTACGAAGTTCCACCTTCCGACCCAAGGTTGCCAAACAAGATGAAGGCTGCCGGAATTGGCGGACTTTACGCACGCGTTCAGTTCAACCTTGGCTCAGAAAAGGGCCGTGAAGCATTCTCTAACGTTGCTTTCTTTGGTCATGACCAAGAATGGTCAATTGGCTACAAGACGCTTGACGCCATCTTTGACCAAGGCATTCAAGCCAATGTTCTCAAAGAAGTAGAACTATACGAAGTTAGTCCTGTTCTCCATGGCGCAAATCAACTGACTGGAACCATTTCTGTAAAATCTGACAATCTTGATGAAAAATGTTGGCCAACCGCTCAAGGTGCCCCTAATTCTGGTGATTCTGAACATTCTGGTCTTGAAGCAGAATTGATGAAAAGAACCGGCTCTGCCGTAAAGGTACGCACCGCTTCTCAAAACATTGCCGTGTTTGACCGCATGACTTCTGATGGGAAAACAAGCACGTACAGAATTGGTTACCACTTTGATGGCAATCAGTACATGTTTGGCAAACCAGAAGCAGTAACTACTCAAACGGTCTACACTCCAGAACAGGGACAAAGCGGTTCGCGAGTAGTTGTCCCATCACAAATGCCATCAATGCCAATGAACGTAAAGCCTCAAGGCGATGCTTACCTTGGAGACGACCCAGGCGAACAAAGACCTGGTACTGGAATTATTGTTCCACCAATGGGTCGCATTCTTCCAAAAGATGCAAGCGATTCTGCATTTGGCGAAGAACTTGATGATTTATCTTCACTACTTGGAGACGATTTTGGAGCCAAAGTTGGCAAAGTTATTAGCTCTAGAAACTTGTCAAAACTGAAGAATGTTCTTTCAATTCTTGAAGAAATTGTTGTTGCATCGGATAAGGATGTTGAAACAAAATCTGAACTACTTATTCCAGTAGAAATTGAAAATGCCTTTGCGGCCAAGACTGCACTTGACCCAATTTTTGAATACCACCGAGTTGAAACGGAGGTAACCGAAAAAGGAATCGTAGTTAAATCCGGAGTAACTCCAGATTTTATTAATGCAATTAATACCGCAACAAAAGGTCTAGGTCCAGCTCTTGGAAGAGGTGGCGGCAACCTCCCAAAAGTTCGCAGCGCCGGGAGGGCGCTCACAGGAACATTTGACCCAAATGCTTGGGATGGTGACGGAGACGGCCTTGTCCAAGAAGGTACGGCTTTTGAGCGTCCTGCTGTTCCTGGAGTAAACGACAGAGCAACACGTGGTGTTGTAAATGCTATTGATGCTGTTCGCAGTGCTGAAAAACTTGGTATCAAT